AGCATTTAAGTTAAACTTATCTTTTGCTTCTCGGATGTTTATAATTGAAGATAGTGTTGGAATACCATGTCCAGACACAATTCTTGTAGTACACATACTACCCCCACCAATGCCTACTCTAATAGAATCTGCACCTGCAACATCTAGGGCTATAAAACCTTCTATTGTAGAAACATTTCCAGCCATAATATGAACAGAATCTCCAACAATATTTTTAAGTCTAATAACTGCATCAATAGCCATTTTGCTATGACCATTTGCAGTATCAATTAAAAGCATTGAAGCCCCTGCATTAATAAGTTTTTCCACATGCTCTTCAACAAAGGTACTAGAAAGTGCTGCACCTACAGGAAGCTTAAGGTTTTCATGATTATAAACTTCTTCAACCATTTTTATCTGATTTTTTGCAGACATAAATCTATGAATTATTCCAATGCCACCAGCTTGTGCTATAGAAATAGCCATATCTTTTTCACAAACTGTATCCATTGGAGATGCAATTATGGGAAAATCTAGCCAAGAGTATCCACCAATTGGCATCTTAAAATCAACAGTACTTCTACTAACAACTTCTGAGTACTGTGGAACCATTAAAATATCATCAAAGCAAATATCATTTTGTGCTAAATATTCTTTCACAGATTTAGCCATTCTGGATGCTTAAGAGTCCACTCAACCGTCTTTCTAATAGACTCTTCTAGTGGCATTGGTGCTATCCAACCTGTATCAGCTATCTTCTTTCCATCTAGGGCATATCTTAAATCGTGTCCTGGACGTGATGAATGAAAGTCTTCTAGTTCATAGCGTAGTGGTTTTCCAACTGCTGAAGCAATCATTTGAGCCATTTCTAAGTTATCAACTTCTCTTTCACCAACAATATGAAACTTTGCTGGAACATCAGACTCTCCGTATGCTGGGAAGTGTTGCTTTAGAACATGCATAAGACCGTCTGCTTGATTGCGAGCATGTAGATAAAAACGACTTCCAATTTCTCCTTCTGGAGATGCATGTATCTTCATGGTTTCTCCATTAAGAACTTTCTTAATCACCATTGGCATAAACTTTTCTGTATCTTGAGTTTCGCCAATAATATTCATAGTGTTAGTAATAGCAATTGGAACTCCATACGTTCTCCAATAAGAGAATGCAATACTTTCTTGTGCTGCCTTTGATGCAGAATAAGGGTTGCTTGGGAAATACTGGTCTACCCATTCCTTATGAGCATGTCCCTTTGGTGCAGGACCATATACTTCATCAGTTGAAATATGTAAAAATTTCTTTGGCTTTGCAATTCTTGCCCAGTCAAGAAGGTTACAGATTAAAGAAACATTGTTTAAAATAAATGGAGTTGGCTCTTCAATGCTTCTATCAACGTGACTTTCACTAGCAACATTAATTACATAGTCAATTTCTCCAAATGCGTATGCCGTTACTGGAGAGATTGGGGCAGTAAGGTCTGTCTTAATTACCTTTACTCTGCTGTATGCATCTGGCAAATCATCACAGGCAACATTAATTCTATCTGTCAAACCTTTATGTGTAAAGGTTGTTGGACAAACTATAAACCAGTCTGTATTTACTAATAGATGTCTCAATACATGGCTTCCAACAAAACCACTTGCACCTGTTAAAAGAACTCTTTTACCCATTATTTTCCATTTCTACTAAATTAAATTAAAATTCATAAGATACTCTTTGATATCTTCTGTCATCTCAGGCTTCGATTTTACCATCTTATCATCTTCCTTGTCAACTTTTGGACGAGACTGATAAGTATGAACTTCTACTTCCTGGATTTTTTCTCTTCTTGTATGGCTGATTGCATTATAAACAGATCCACACATAGCATCAGCCAAGTCCTTAGACTTCTTTCTAGGGTGGTCTACTCTATTATTGTTCATAATTCTAAGTTCCTGCATTTCTTCAAGTAATAAATCTATTTGAGGCAATACAACTCTTTCTTCATAAATAAGCATAGACAGGTCTTCGTAGTGCTTTTTAGCTACTGAAAGAGTTTCTGTTTTAATTCCAACACTTGTCAAGTCTCTTTGAATATCAAAAGAATTCCATCTGTCAAAAGTAACAAGACCTAAATTAAATCCAAGTCTTCTTAAATTAATGATCCAGTTTTTAACTTCTGATAAATCTACTGGACCTTCTTTTTTAGGCTCCCAATAAACAATTGCATCTACAACAATAAATGGAACAATTTGTTCATAGTTGTTAAATGACTGAACACTTACCCACTTATCAACATGTGCAATTGACACTGCACACTTATCATGCTTTTGTGCAAGGTCAGCATGTACATAATAAGTTGTTTCTGGATCTGGAGTAAAAGATTGTTCAATTCTTTTTGAAACATCGATTGGATTAATTTTTTTAAATGCCATAGATAGCTTTTCTCTATTCTTAAAGAATGCATCTGAAGAGGTTGTTGGCATACAAGCAAAACGCATTTGTGCATCAGCCATATCAGTAAGAAACGCTATTTTAAAGTCTTCAATACTTCTTGTTGGATTAATCTCCCAAGTTGGTCTTTTTAATGCAAATACCCCTGGAATTCTGTATGAATTAATTATATCTTCATCCCATTCAACAGTAAACTTATTAGTTGGATCGTCTTCAGAAAGTAGTGGATTAATTATAAACTCATGCGATCTAAGCAAAGTTTCTTTTTCAGCTATTACATCTTCATACCTTGTTGTAATAAAGTCACCTTTAAAACGAGGAAAGGATAGCAATACGACCTTGCCATAGTCTGGGAAACGTGAGTCTACAGATCCACGAAATGCTTTATAAATATTGTCAGCAGTTTTAGCCTGATCATTTCCACTTGCAGACTCCATTGCAAAACCAGAAATCTCGTCAAGGATTGCAAGTATTAAGTTTAAGCCTTCAGCAGATTCTCTTTCAGAGTGTCCAGAATAAACTGTAATTGATTTATCAAACTCTATGCTGTCAATCTTTGGTGGATCAAACTTTCCTGCAAACCAAGGTGAACCAGTAATCTTTGTCTTAAATCCTTTAAAAAAAACATTCTTTGCTTGTTGAGCATTAATAGCAACATTCATAATATCAATAGCATCATTGGTTGGCTTACCAAAGTAACGAGAAGGATCTTTTAAGCACAATAGTTTGTAAACTAAATAAGCACAGCCAACTGTTGAAGAAAAGTCTTTTCCACTACCCTTGCCAAGCTGCATAATTACTTCATTTTTTGTATACTTCTTAAAGTGCTGCTTGCCAGCTTCTTCTCCCATAAATCTAATTAAATCTTTTTCTTTATAAATTTGACTCATACATTCAACAAGTGTGTATTGGTATTCTGATAGAGGTGGCTGATTTAAATACTTTTCACCCTCAACAAATGTTTTTGCATCTACTGGAATTTCTGCAAATGGAGACTCGTCAAGAGCTTCCATAAATTCGCTAATATCAATTGTCAATTACAACGACCCCACCTTCATTAACCTGAGATAGTTTAGATAGAACTTTTGGTCTGCAGGATTCGCAAGAAGATGTCACCTCTTTTAGGATTGATATAAGTATTTCTTGCTTTCTTTCTGTTTCTAAAAGTTCATCTGCTAACTCTTGATTATCTAATAGACCTGCTTTTTGTAGCATCTCAAGTCTCTTGCTTTCAATATCAGCAATAAGTTTAATAGATGTTGTCTTGGCTGTTAAATTTGCAGTAGTATCTGCAGAGTCAATAACTTCATAAGCTTTTTTAATAAGTGATGAGAAGTGTTGATCTGCACCTGCAAGAGCCTCTTTTGCACGAGCGTGGATAGCTTGGTTATTTGCTGCCATGACTCTCCAGTCAGTAAGTAACTCTGTAACCTTTACTCTTGGAATGTTTAATGCTTTTGAAATCTCTGAAGCATCTAAGCCTTTTAGGTACTCTGATGCAACCTTGTTTACAAGGTCTAAATGATTAACTAGTGCTGCTTCGCTTGACACGCTTTCCCCTCTTCTTTACCGCTTTAACTCTGTCAGGATAAAAAGACCTTGTTGGTCCAGAAATATCCTTAAACATCTGAAAGCAGTCTATCCATTCTACACCATTTACAGGATTTTTTACAAGACATTTAAACTTAAAAGTAGCACCATGCTCCCCAGTAATTTTTATAAAATCGCCTTCACTTACTTCATGACCACTTTCAGTAATCATTGAGGATTTTCTTTCAAATCTATCTTTAAATATAGTTTTCTTCTTAGCCACGTTTTTTAGCCTTCTTTAGCAACAAGTATCCAATAAGATCATCTTCATCATTATCCCCAGCATACAATTTCTTGTTCTTAATTCTATTTAATTTATCATCAATGCGAACATTAAGCTGTTCCATATCATCTGCATCACTAAAGATACGAATAGGGTTGAGTGCAGAGTTGCCATACGCTACATTCTTTTCTAGTAACATCTCTGTGATATCTAGACAGGCAGCAAGGATATTATATCCAGCTGGGGCAGTTTTAGAAAGCTCAAGAATCTTCTTAATTTTTTCTTCATTCTTGTTTACAAAGAATGCTTCTGATGGGTATTCAGCCATTATTTTCTCCTGCTTTTTCTTAATCCAAATTTACCAAGGTACACATAAATAGTCTCAACAGACACACCGCATTCTTTTGCAATATCTTCTGGAGACTTTTTATCCATTAAGAATCTTTTTCTTAACCAGTTTTCGTTAGCATACATTTTCATAATATCATTATATCCTTTATAAGTCAAGTTTACTTATCTTATTCCAGTTATTAGTTGCATACCATCCAATAGCAATTGCATCAGCAACATCGTTATCAGATACATCAGTCATAAACTCTATGTTAACAAGTCTGATAGTTCTATTCTTTCTAAAC